CCTTTTGGTGTTAAATTAAAATCAATATTTGTATCACTACCTGTTGCAGCTATGCTAGGTGCATTACCTGTTGCAGCATTAGTAACAGACACTTCATTTACAGCTGATGCAGTTGTGGCAAATTTAATTTGTTCTGCTCCATTTTCATCACCGATAAAATTACCGTTATCTATTAAAATATTATTTCCGTTAGCATCTAAATTTCCACCTAATTGAGGAGTAGAGTCATCTACAACTGCTGCAATCGCATTTGAAACAAAACCAGTATCGATAACATCTGTTCCATTTGAATAAAGACTTTTTACTCCTTTATCTGTAGCTGAAAAAGTTGGCCCAGTTCCAGAAACAGTTTTAAATTGAACTGTAAAAGCACCTGAAGTAGAGTTTTTAATAAGATATGTTTTTTCAATTCCATCTGGAATAGTTACGATTTGATTTCCAGTAATAGTTCCTGTCAAATCAATAACAGCGTTTTTTCCATCTGAAGTAGCTCCATTTGAAAAAGTTAATGCTGTTGTTTGTGCTCCTCCTGCAATAGAAACAGCTTCATAACCAGCGATAGCTTGTTGTAAAATAGTTAAATTTGTATTTGTAATATCACCCCAAAGACCAGCTTTTTCACCGGTGACCATTAACTCTAATTTAAGATCCGTAGAATAACTTGATGCCATAATTTTTAATTCCTTATTTGTTAATATTTACTAAATTTAAGCGGCAGTGTCAATATCATTCCAAGTGACACTATTTCCGGTGTTTATTATCTGCCAAGACTGAACATTAATACTATTGACAGTTATTGTCAATTCATTTCCTATTAAATCAACCTCTGCTGATGCACCTGCTGTCACATTTTCAAGAGCAATTGCTAATTCTTCTCCAGTAAGAACTGCAAAAGTAACAGCATCTAATTCTGCCTGTCCTTGTGCTATTGCTAAAGAAATACCTGTTAAACTTACATTTGCATCTGCTTCAATTACTGAACCTATAGCTACTCCTGCTGTTAATCCTATACCTACAACAGTAGCATCTGGTGATGGATCCGCTATTCCTTCAGCTACAGTTAATCCGTTTCCTGTTAAATCTACTATTGTATTTGGAGTAGCGATTACACTATTTAAAGATACAGATAATTGAATTCCTGTTACGTCTCCAAAAGCCCAATAACCAGAAGCTCCCCAAACTTCTTCTCCCCATTGAGTTCTTCCCCAACCTTCTTCGTTAAATCCTTCTAATGTTCCTGTTGAAGATGTTAATCCAATTCCAGTTAACATAACATCTGGAGCAGGATCCAAAGTTCCTTCTTCTAGTGTTAAACCTTGTCCTGTTACATCAACTTCTGCTAAACCAAAAGCATTAACAGAGTTTAGACCAATATTTAATTGTTGACCTGTTACATCGCTTTCTGCAGTTGCAGTTACTGAACCAACGCCAGCGCCTACATCCATACCAATACCGGTAACTAAAACATCACCAGCAATACCCCAGGCATTTTCACCCCAGGTTAATCTTCCCCAACCTTCATTTACTTCTGCACTTACACCAACATTATTTAATGCTGATGTTAAACCAAAGCCTGATTGTTGAACTATTGCGTTTTGATAATTAACTCCCCAAGAACGAGAGCCCCATGAAAATCTTCCCCATCCTTCACCTGGAGTATAGTTAGCTTCGCCAGGAGCAGGCATAGAAAGCTCTTGGCCAGAAAGTGTTACATTAACATTATTCTGATCGCCCCATTGTCCGCTATTCCAACTTAGTTCGCCCCAAGCATTCGCCATAATAGGAAAGACCTCCTATTACGCGTTACCAATTCTAAGAATCGCTGCTGAAGTTGTAAAGTTAGGAAACTGAATTGTAAAAGTTCCTGAAGTTGCTGTTTTGTCAGCACCAAAATCTAATACTGCAACTGCTTTGTTAGCTGATGAAGAATTATAAATTAATGCACCTCTAGCTGTAATCGTCACTCCAGTAAAAGACAAATCATTAAAGTCCACAATTGCAACACCTGATGCGACTGAAGTACTTGGATTTGGTTTTACTAGATTTCCACCACCTGCTGTATACTGGCCACTTGGATCAACTTCACCAGTGGTTGTATATGCTGTAGTAGCAGAATTTAACGTTGCAGTAGAGACATACAAAGCAAGTTTAAATTGGTCACCACTAGTGTATTGGAACATATGTTCACCTTCTAGGACTTCCTTTTTAAAACTATTTGCAACTGCTTGTGTTATTGCCATTTGTATTTACTCCTTATTGTTGTTTTGGAAGTCGAGGCGGTCCATCTGTGTACTCATCTCGTCTTCTTCTTCCCATTTGTTCAATTGTAAATCCTTGTAAAGCTTGTTGATATTTTCCTTCATAGTACTGGATCATATCAGCTGGACCTTTTAAAAATCCAAACGCTTCTACTAAGCATGCATACAATAAGCCATTTGGGAATTCTGTACTTAAGTATGTAGTTGTATTACTACTCGATAATCCAGCGGGTTTCAAGATATAATTTATCTGCATGTTATAATTTTGATCTGGTGTAGGAGCTATAATAATTGTATTTTCATCCCAATATCCATAGTATTTTGGCAATCCTTGGACCCCTGTCGGATTATACTCTGATATAAAATTAGTGTCTCTGTAGTCTAGAAACGAGCGACTTGAGTTATCTGCACCTCCTGTAGAATTAGTTATTTGACAGGAACGAATAACTAAAGTTTGATCATTAATTAATGGAGTATTAACATATCTTTGACCTGCTACAATGTCTGCTTGTGCGTATTGTCTATTATTATCAGAATCAACATCTCTTTGAATTCTCCACTCTGCATCTAATATAAATCCATCTAAAATAGTAGAAGTAAATACGTTAGCATCTACTTCACAATAATCTCTGATCTTTGTTAATAATTCTGCGTATGTCATTATGCTTGTAGGTTAACAGGGCCTGCTGTACAACCACTTCCTCCTCCATTTACATTTCCATTTGTAGCTGTATCTGAACTTTGGAAATAATAATAATTTAACGTATCTCCTACAATACCAGAAGAATTAATTTTTCCAACTGTAATTGTAAATCCACTTGCATTACTAATATCAGAAACACCATCAAAAGTAGGAACATTTAAAAAACCAGTAGGACTAGTAGGTCCTCTAAATCTAACAATATTTCCTGTGCTTCTTCCGTGATCTTCTGAATAAACATTAATATAAGTATTTCCAGCGTACTTGATAGTTTGAAAAGGACTTGGTTGTAATAAAATTAATACAGGTGGTTCTGTTCTATCTGGTCTTGCAAATTGTAAACCTTGTGCATCGGTAGTAGTTGGTTTTGGTTCTAATTGTGGTTGTTTAGGTTCAAATTCAGAAATATGAACTTTTGCTCCATTCCATTCTGTAACCATTTCAGAATAAGGGAAAGCCATTCCAGATCTGTCTGAAATAAATTGCGCATATTTTCCTCTTGATAAATTTGCCATTATACACTCGGGTAATAAGTTTTAGGAGAAATAATAGTGCTTGCAGAAGAACCATCTTCTGTTAATGCTCTTTGTAATTCATCCTCATATAATAATTTTAATTCTTGTACTCTTTGCGGAGCTTTTTTAATTGCTAAATAATAAGCAAGTCCTGAACACATACATGGTACAAAACGATATGGAACATCAGTTGCATTGGTATACGAGCCAGAATCTTGAATTCTTTTTACATAATAAAAATTAATAAAATTTCCAGCTTCAGTAGATCCTGGAGTTAAATATAACGTAACCGTAACTCTATCAATAAATCGTTGTACAAAATATTGAGTAGGTGTTCCTTGTTGTGTTTTAGAAGATAAACCTTGATAAGTAGATCGATCAATTTTAGTTAAAGGAAAATCAACGCTAGATGAGTTTCTATAAACCATTTCCAATACATCTGACACTCCATAAATAGCTGTAGTACTAGAAGTACCATCGCTTGGCGAACGATACATTACATATTCAGATTGACCTTGTACTAATGTAATAGAATTATTTCCTACTTCCCAAAAATTAAGACCTCTGTTTCCCCATTCTTGAAACATTATGTTTAAAGATCTTCTAGCTGTTCTTATGTCGTAACCAGAATTTCCTTGTAGTCCAATTCTTTCATAAGCTTCTTCTATAATTTCATCTATAGAGAAATCCTTGTCAAAAGTATATGTGCCCGAAGTAGTGTTAGCCATTTATAGACTCCTACCCTGCTGTTAAACCTGGACCTGAATATTTGTCAGTTAGTAAAGTTACTGATGCAACAGTAAAAGTAGAAACGTAAATTCCTTTTGGAAATAAAATTCCATCTTCAGGAAATGAAAAATTAATTACATCA